CCCCTTTCGGGGGCACTCTAGTATAGCATATCGCTATGCTATGGTCCTTGTAACAGAGGTGATGTATGAGACGCACAACTTACCGTGCCTGCTATGCAAAGTACCGCAAGAATCCTAACATGCGAATGTTAGTTAACTTCTGGTACGACGGCAATCCCTCGGATTTACTCCTATGGGAGAGTCGCTTTATGCTTCGCCGGCTCTGTGAGCGTGCGGAACGAGAGCTTCGATATGCGCGTATCAACGGCGTTTCCGCCCTTGCTTACCTGCAGATCTTGCGTCTCGATCGCTCATACCCTGCCCGTGTTATTTAGGTTCTCTCTTCGCTAGCCATCTCCGAATTTCTCGGGGAGGAGCAAGTAATTGCTTACATTCGTACTAGCGTTGCAAGCCTCAGAGGATACAATATGACTTATATTGTATTCCGGGACGAGACCATTACTGCCAGCAATAATTGGAAATACTACGGAAACGGAGTACTCCAGGTAGATGCGAACTATTCGTATACGCAGAAATATGAGCTTGAGTCACTCCTTCGAGGAGAGACGCCTGCTTATTATCGGCAAAAACGAAATGGTGCGCTACTACCAATGCAGCAGTATCGTCGTGTGTCGCTATCCGCGGAATACGTTAGTGGTTCTTATAGATCAGTCCATTCGTCACAGCCTGGAACGTACGGTGAGTATACCGGAAAACCGGATCTCTCTCCATCGAACTGGGCTTTGACTGAGGCTGAGATATTAGATGTCGCAGACAGTGAGGAAATACAATACGCAGTTCAAAAGGCTGCGGCAAAGTATTATACTGACGGTTTCGACGCACTAACGTTTCTTGCGGAATTCAAACAAGTAATAAGAATGTTCCAAAACCTAGCACCGACACTTGTTGGTCTTGTCAGACGGACTCCTGCCAATCAATTTGGCAAGAAACTCGCTGATCTTGATCTTCAAGTAAGGTATGGGTGGAGGACTTTATTCTATGACTTGGTTGAAATTAAACAACTCCTTGACGATCTTGATAAAGGTCGCCGGGATATGTTTAGAGCTCATTCGATGTCGCAAGGCTCTGTCCCAAGCTCTACGTCGGTTTCGACGTTGAACTGGGTGACAGGTACTTGGACATTCGAGACCACAACGGACTATACCATTAGTTATAGTGGTAGAGTATATGGTCGGTCGGTGCCACCTAAAGTTACTATCAATCCGCTCCTTACAGCATGGGAAGTCGTAAGACTTTCCTTCGTTGTCGATTGGTTCGTGAACGTAGGACAGTGGTTAGCCGCCATCCAATTCATATCATTCCATCCGGAATATGTGAGTGGAGGCGGCTTCTACTGTTTTGCGTCACGATCAACGACAGGGACTGTAAGCCCAGCGAATGGATATATACCCACAGGTAGTGCTTCCTTTGTCTCCACTGCGGAGATAAAGGCCAGAGATCCGGTAGGGGTGGTCAAACTACCTATACCGAAACTGAGGCTAGATAGCTGGAAGATCTTAGATCTTCTAGCTCTTCTAATCCAAGCCCTGAAGGGCAAAGGAAGATGATAGATGGCTGTCATTACCACAGCGTTGACCGAATATTCGGACAACGGCAATTCCCGTACTTACTCTGTCGCCGGTCACACGGCTGTCCAACCGTATCTCGTAATTGAAAAACGAGTGGCGCCGGCTTCGCAGGAGGGTTCTACGGAATTCTCCTTTCGAATCGTGAAAGGCACTACCGACGTGGACGGGGCTGTCATTGCGCCTCGTCAGAGTGCAGAAGTTATCGTTCGCCGCCCTTATCAGGGTGATACGGACGATGCTACTGCTGTCCTCGCTCTCCTTCGGGAGATCGTGGCTTCTGATGAGTTCGCAGCGTCAGTTGAAACTCTGAACTTCTTCGAATAATCGGAGAATTTCAGTGCCTAAGAGTAAACGCGCCAGGAAGAATCCTGGCTTGGAGTTTGATGTATGGCAGCTCGCCATACGCTTACTCGACGTACTCGGCGAGGGAGAAACGAAGAGGAAACTCTTCGGCTATATCCGTAACAGGAACATAGCCTCCCTAGTTACAACTTGTGACGAGTCGTTCCGGCCTTCTGAGCTTTCGCATAAGGAGGCTTTCGCGCTACTCCAAATCAAGTCACTTTTCTCTAAGAATCGTGACTTCATTAGACCTGACTATAAAGAGCAAGCGTTGGCTTCATTTGAAGCCGACGAACTCAGAAATAGTCAGACTAATGCGAGACTTCGCGGGATGATCCCGAAAGAAACTAAAGAGATTCTCGATCGTGCCTTTTGGCACATCGATCGTCTCCTTGGTCCTTTTAGAGAGTTCCTCGATAGTGTCGGAGATGGCTTACGCTTAACAAGCGGAGCGACTGCAAGGCTTCCCAGATCACGATCCTTCCGATACCGAAAAGTTAGGAAGGTAGTGTATGGGAACCAACGTCTCGAGCCGTTAATTGCGGCGGCGAGTCGTTACTTAGGCTTAAATCTTAAGCTTAAGGTTGCGTCAGCCAATCTTCTGTCGGTCGTTCCGAAGAACTTCAAGACTGGTAGAACTATCGCTTGCGAGCCGGATGGGAATCTTCCTTTCCAGCTTGCATTCGATCGTTATGCCAAGAAGCGCCTGGCCCGTAAGGGGCAGAACTTGAGAGATCAGAAGCGTAACTCCGAACTAGCTCGCATTGCGAGTATAGACGGGTCGTTAGCGACTATTGATTTCAAGAGTGCTTCAAATAGCCTCACATCTGGTCTCGTCGACCTGATGTGTTCTTACAACGACAATCTAATGTGGTACTGCGATTACCTTTATCGGTGTCGTAGCAGCCACTATAGAAAGTCTCGTAAGGACCCAACTGAGTATAAGTACCAAATGTTCTCCAGTATGGGGAACGGTACTACATTCGTGTTGGAGACTATAGTCTTTTGGTCTCTTGCAAAAGCGATCGGGTCTCAGAGAGTATCAGTTTACGGTGACGATGTTATCATCGAAACCGCACTCGCTGACCAGTATATCGACTTGTGTCGGTATATTGGCTTCGAGGTGAATGTTGATAAGACATTTACGACTGGTCCCTTCCGAGAGTCTTGCGGAGGCAATTACTTCCGCGGCCTCGACATCACACCCGTGTATGTCAGAGGTAGACTTAACCGACCGCTTTTGTGTCATACTCTAAATAGTTTAGCTCAGCGCCGAGATCTTATAGGTCTCCGCGCTTATGCTTGGCTAGTTGGGTATGTCACGCGGGCTAAAGATCTCCCTCGGGTTCCTCCTACCTTCCCGTCATGGGCAGGTTTGTGGTGTCCCGAAGATGTTCTCTTTAGCCTTGGCCGGATCCGCCTACGTGATGATGGAATATGGTACACAAGTGGTTATGCTGGATTGTCCAGTAGTGACCACGTACGAGATATTCGTACCTATTTGTTGTGGCTCATTGACCATCGCACGGACACGGACAACTTCCTTGATAGTTCAGATTCCTTTGTGGAATCCCTTCAATCAAGGGGTCGCCGGGTGAGGTGGAAGTTACGGAAGCAACCTTCGCTCGTCGGAAAGACGAGTGAAGGATACAGAGGCGTAAGCCTCTGTTACCAAATACAGCCGTAAGGCTCTATTCGGTGGTCCTAGAGGACCTAAGTAGAG